GCAAGGCCTTGGGTTAAAATCATACCTATCATCTTCAAGCATTCTAAGAAATCTTTTACACCCTTTAACTTGTGCCTTATTTACATTTATTCTACCCTCTACAACATTGTAAACATAATCAAAAACAAGCTTGTAATTAGGGTAGTTATCTAATTTTTTCTTAGACATCCTTTAAAGCTTGGGCCAGCCTAGAGACCTTTTTATCGGCTGTATCATCTTTTATTTTCTTTAGCCCCGATGGTGATAACCCTAGTTCTCTCGAATAAGATATAATATCTACCCTCAATTTTTCAATTATCAGGTATATGTTTAAAAAAAACCAGATATTTCATCTTTTTTGTAGCAGACAACTTTCCAAATAGTTTTTTTACCTTCAACGGTAAACTTATACTTTGGGTGCTGTATGGTTTGAATTTCTTGTTTTATTAGCATTCCCCCATAACCTCCTTATATCTATCTTCACCAACAGCCTTTTTAAGTTTTTCAGGTTAAATGACATAACTATATGTCCTGCTCCTGTCATTTTTCTTAAAGGCTGTCCCAAATTCAAAGGCCCCTCGTTGAAGTCCAACTCTAACAAATTGGTCTGTGACTCCGAGCATTTTGGCGGCTTCCGATACTTTAATTTTTGTCATTATTTTCCCCTCCGATACAATAATTCAAATGAATTTTTTATTAAATTGCTGATTAGCTTTTCTGCATCTTCCCACGATTTTAATTCATGGTCTGAAATTATGCCATCTGATGCTATGCTAATAAGTTCAGCCTTCTTCTTATCCAGGTTTTGTAAGCTGTTTAAAAATCCCAATGTTGAACAGCACAAGTCCTTATCTTTTAATGGTAGAAGGACCATTGCACCTACCTAGCTATTTTCCAAATGCTCATATGCAAGCTTTATATCCCCATAGAGTAAGCACATCCTTCTTGCTATATCATTTGGCGGTATATATGTACCATTTTCATATCTCTTGATGGTATCGATACTAATATTTAAGTGTTCTGCGGCCTTTTCTTGAGTTAGACCAGCTAATTTCCTGTATTTTTTATAAATGTTTTCCATTTTTTATCCTTTCTTTTTTAAAATCATTTTTCTATATTACTACTGTGGTATAATTTTTTTATACGAAAGGGGATGAGTAATATGAAAATTGATGGCTTAGATGGTTTTTTAGATCAGTTAGAGAGTTTAGAAGAAAATATCCAAAGAGTGTCGGCACTCATAGATATGACTTGGATGAAATCTTTAACGAATCTTTCATGACTACACATACTAAACACAAAGATTTTGAATCCTTCTTAGATGCTGGTGGATTCAAAGCAAGGACTCAAGAAGAATTTGATTCCATTGATGAAGATAAGCTTAACCAATACGTCTCTTTAAATACTTCTTTTGATTCCTTTGAAGATATGCTTAGTAATGCCGCAGGACCATTTTTTGAGAAAGAATTATTTGGTAATCTTTAAATTTAATTCTTTCTGATTAATTGACTCAAGTCGTTTTTTTACTTCAATTAGTAAATTGTTGATTTGGGTCAATTCTTCTTTAACTTCAGTTGATTTTTCAACTTCTATATTTACTTTTATATTTAAATTGTCCATATTATTTGTCCTTTCTTCATCTATTAGTGCATTTTCTGCACTTCATTTTTATTTTTAGCAATGTTATAATTTCCATAAAACATAGAAATTATTTGGTAAAAAAATCCATTATATCGCATTGTAAAATCTGTGCCAAAGTAGGCATCATATTAGCTTTCATAATTCTATCTCCATTTTCATAGTTAGAATATGTGGTTGCCTTTTTAAACCCAAGTGAGTCAGACATTTGCTGTAGTGTTAAGCCTAGTTCTTTTCTTCTTGTTTTTATAAAAATTAGATTTATACTTTGCATATCATCACCTCCTATTCTTATTATAATTCCTTTTTTGTGGAAATTAAGTATTTTTTCTATATTTTATGGAATTATATTTTCCCTAATTTGGAGAAGTGATATAATAAGCCCAGGAGAGTGATTGTTGTGAATATCGGATACAAAATAAGAAAATTACGTGAAGAGCTTGGATTATCTCAATTAGAGTTGTCTGAAAAGCTTAATTTAAACAATAGAATTCTATCACGTATAGAACTTAATGAGCGTTCAGTAAGAGATGATGAACTTGTTATTTTTGCGGACTTCTTTGACGTGTCTACAGACTATCTTTTAGGTCGCACAAATGTAAGAAATCACCCGGAAACTTTCGCAGCACATACTGATGAAGATATGAGTGATGAAGCAAAGGCAGAGTTGGAAAACTTTAAAGAATTTCTGAAAATGAAATATGGTAAGTAAAATTTTCGTTTTTTCGTTTCAAGAAAATAAAAACGAAAAAATGCCTTGATTTCAAGGTTTTTAAAGTTTTCGTTTTTTCGTTTCAGGAAAATAAAAACGAAAAACACATTAAGGAGGGTATATGAATACAGACAACAAGATAGAAAAAATATTTAATATTCTAGAAAAAAGTCCTTCTTTTTTGAAAGAATCCAACAATATTGAGTTTAAGAAAAGTAAAAAAGGTTTCCCTTTAGATGCATTAGAAACTTACTCTTCCTTTGCAAATACCGAAGGTGGTACACTTATTCTTGGAGTTACAGAGACAATTAAAGAAGGCACAGTGGGCTCCATTGAAATAACTGGTGTTGATAATCCAGATAAAGTTATAGATGAATTCTATAACTTGGTGAATAATCCTAACAAAGTAAGCAAAAACATAATAAATGATGGAGATATTTTCATCAGAGAGATTAACAATAAGCAAGTTATAATAATTAACATCCCACAGGCAGATTATAAAATAAAACCAATATACTTAAATGGAAGCAAGTACCACTGTTTTAAAAGAAACCATACAGGAGACTATAAATGTAGTGTACATGAGGTCGACCAGATGATAGTAGATTCTGGGCCAAACTCTTTCGACAGTATAGTACTGAGTAAGTTTGATTCAAGTGATTTAGATATGGAAACAGTATGGAAATATAGACAGCGTTTTAATTCTCTGTCAACGCTCAGCAACTTCACTGAGTTAAATGACCACGAATTCCTAATAAAAATTCGAGCTCTTAGTAAAGATCGTAATGATAATGGGACTATTAAACCAACCTTAGCAGGCCTTTTGGTATTTGGTAAATATAGTTCAATTAGAGACTTTCTTCCTCATTATCACGTTGAATATATTGATAAAAGAAATTCAAATATTGATTATCGCTGGAATGATAGAATCATTTATGACGGTACTTGGGGAGAAGGAAACCTTTATAACTTCTTTTTTCAAACAATAGATAAATTAAGAAATTCTATAGAAAATAAATTTTCCATGGACGCAGATAATATTTCAAGAAGTGATGATGGTGACATGATTGTTGCTATCAGGGAAGCATTGGTTAATTCAATAATTCATTGTGACTTTAGAAATAACTATGGTATTAAGATTATTCGACTGCACGATAGTGTCGTATTTGAGAATGGCGGAAATTTAAGAATTCCTAAAATTGATTTCTTTTGTGGTGGTCGTTCTGAGCCTAGAAATAACACAGTACAAGATATATTTAGGTATATTAAATTATGCGAACGAGCTGGCAGTGGAATACCAAAAATTATGGATGTTGTTGGAAAGTACTCACTCAAAAGACCTGGCCTGGATACAAGCAACAATATGATTAGATTCACATTGTGGGATACTAGTATTTCTGACAATGCATCTGATTTAGGTGAAATTGAAAAAGGTATACTCCAATTTATTTATGTAAATAAAAACGTAAAGAGATTTCAAATTGACAGCTATTTTGATATTGATAAATCCGAAACAATAAAATATTTAAATTCTTTGATTGAAAAAAAATATATCAAAAAAATTGGGAAATCTAGATCAACTACTTATATTATAAATAATGGTCTTGAATTTATTAAATATGACTTAATAGAAACTTTAAAAAATATGTTCTAACCTATTTAGATGGAATGTTACGTAGAAACTTATGTATGTAGTATATTAATTTTTAGGAGGTATTAATTATGGGAATATTAGGATCAATAATGGGTAATGCATCAAAAATTACTGTTGATGAAATTTTAGAAAAATATGGCCAACTTTTCTATGAGGATGAGGTTGTAGAATGTGCATACTCTTTAATAAGAGATAAGTTTATTTTCACAAATAAAAGACTTTTATTAATAGACCATCAAGGTGTCACTGGTAAGAAAGTAGAGTACCATTCGTTGCCATACAACAAAATCACTCACTTCGCAATAGAAACAGCAGGACACTTAGACTTAGATGCGGAGTTGAAAATTTGGATGCCAGGACTACCTGCTCCAATCAAAAAGCAATTTTCCAAAGCTACAAATATATATGAGATACAGTCAGTACTGGCTCGCCATGTACTTGGATAATCGTTAAATACTATTTTATTAACCTCAACAAAATGAGACTTCATTAAAATAACGGTTGTATAATATTTAGCGTTGGTGAGAGAAAAATTCTCTCCCAACGCTAAATATTATACAACCACTTATACAAACTTTTGAAATCTATACAGGCATTGAAAAACCTCGGCATACATTGTATACCGAGGTTTGAAATATCTGTAAAATTGTACGGTTCCTATCTCTTTGTAAATTCAAAACATTGAAATTTCAATGTTTATAGAAAAATTTGTTACTTACGAGTTATTTGCGAATATATTTTATCTCATATTTATATAGTTTTTTATGATGCTACTCTTTTATATTGTATCATAGCTTCAATTACAATACCTTCTATTAATGGATAATCACCTGCTTTATTCATAATTGAGTTTATAGAGTTTTTAGGAATATTTAACTCCTCACATAATGAAAGAATCCTGTACATGCCTTCAAGTTTTGTCATATCTATACCTCCAAAATGTCCTGTATATCTTCATTAAGTGACATTGGAAGCTTGTGCATCCTGACTAGATTAATAGCCTTATCATATTGTATTCGTTTAATTCCCTTATATGATGTAACATCAAACTGTCTCCTGATTTCAGAATATATATCGGCAAACACTCTACTTCTTAGACTCTTATTATTGTATGCCTTACTCTTGTAACCACCTAAGCATTCAGTTGCTCTCTTTTTAACCTCTTTATTTAAACAATCACACTCAACAGCAAATAAAGGCATATTTTCTTTAAATTCTGTTACACTATTATTAATATCTGATATCTCTTTTATTAGCTTTTGTTGTTGCCTATCTAAATGAAATATAGCTTGTACTTCCTTAGACAATCCATCTTGCATATAAAAGCCCTGTTTTCTTATAGCTGGTAACACTTCTGATGTTACCCACCTTTTAAATTTCTTTGCATTAGGTAACTTACTAGACAATATAAGACTATATAATCCAGATTCATTAATAATCACTTGATTAGGATTTCCTTTAATACCGTCACGAATCGTTACTGTATTTTTATCATCTTCATCTATATGGTCTATTATTGCCTTCCTTGTATTTGAGTAACCTAAAATTTGGGCCACATCTTTGCCTACAAACCATATATTTTCTTCAATTATTACGCTTCTAACCTCTCCAAATTCTTGGCTTTGGAATACCATTAAATCGTTCTTCATTACTATACCTCCATAAATTAATGATTTTGACAAACATCAATCTAATATGGTATAATGCGGATATACCTTTCTTATAGATTGGTGTTTTGTTTAAGAGTAAGTTGTGTCTTTGGTCGGATTAAACTTACTCTTATTTTTTGTTTAATTCAGCATAAACCCTTTTGATACCTAATCTTATTATTTCAGATTTATTTTGTCCTGTTTTATCTACGCAAAAATTAAGCATCTCAACATCTTTTTCAGATAACCTAATTCTAGTATTGAGGGTTTTGGGTTCATCTGTTGGTCTGCCACTTCTTACAATCTTAATCACCTCACTTTTTTTGTGGATACATTAATTATAATATATGTGGATACATAAGTCAATACCTATTTTTAAAACTATATTTTTTGTTTCTCATTTCTTAATTCATGGTCTGTCTTTTCAGATTATTATACTCTTTTTCAATAAGTATCCTTGTCATTTCAGAACGCTTAACTTTTCTTTGCTCGCAAATTTCATCTAACTTTTTTAATGTTTTGAAATCCATTCTTACTCTTAGCATATAATCCTTATTTTTATTCTGATTATTGGCAACCAATTTACTACCCTCCTTTTTCTCTTTTTGCTACAATTCTACTATATATATTTGTTGCCACAAATCCAAGACTTTTCTAATATTTATTTTTTTAAAAAAAATATAAAAAACTATTGACTATTCGTTACGAATAGGGTATAATATAATTAAAGAAAGGGGGAAACATGAGTAACAGATTACACAATCGAATTAAAAGAGAAAGGAAAAGAAAGGAGCTTGAAGAACAAAAAAATAAAGAGTTACTTGAGTGGCTTATAACGATAATAACTCTGGTACAGTTTATAGAATCATTAAAAAGCTATTTCAAGTAACTCTTATGAGGGGCTAGGCCCCTCACCCTTTAAGGGTATTATATCATACTCATGTGAAATATGAAATGAAAAATAATAAAACGTTAATAATATCTATTTTGGGTTTTGTATCTATAATTCTATTTAATATAACTAAAAATATTTCATTTTTATTTGTTACAATGGTATTTTTAATAAGCTTCTTTTACCTGAAGTTTAGAAATAGATAATTAGATTAAAGTTGGAAAGGAAATAATAATGAGTGAAGAAAGAAAAGCTAAAATGTCACTAAATAAATCGGGTGGAACAGCAGGAAAGGGTGGCATAACCTATAGGGTCACTATCCCAAGTACCTGGGCAAAAGCAATCGGTATTACGGAAGATAGTAGAGATTTATCAATAATATATGATGAAAAAAAACAACAAATAATTATTAAAAAGATATAAAAAACTGTTGACTATTCGTTACGAATAGGGTATAATATAATTAAAGATAAGGAAATACAAAAAAACAAATATTAATTTTGAAGGAGATAAAAAATGACAAATTTAATTGAAAGAGAAGTAAAGAGATTTATCGAAAGCAAGAAATCAAATTATGATAACATGGATGAAAGAAAGTGGGAAGTACTAGAAGACAAGCTAGTATCAGAAATTGAAGAAGCTTCTAAAGAGCTAGAAGCCGATGACACACTTGAAGATTTAATTGAAAACACACTATATTTCAACTCAGCAATGGACGAAATAATCATGAGAATAGCTGAAAAGTAAAGCAAAGGGGGCGAATAAGCCCCCTATTTTAATACCTACTTTAGCCAGTAACCCTTACTATCAAATTCATATGTCTTGCCATCTATAGTCTTCTTGCCTGTTACCATCTTTCCATCATCAGGATTGAAGTAGAACCATTTATTGTTATACTTAACCCATCCAAAAGCTTCATATCCACCTTCACCAAAGAAATACCAGGCCTTATTATATTCTAGCCAGCCCTCTAACATCATGCCACCCTTGTCTGGCTGCAGATAAAACCATTTGCCATTTTTATCTTCTAGCCATCCAGTTTTCTTTTTGCCATTTTCATAAAAATACCAGTGATTATTTTCCTTTACCCATCCAGTCTTTTTAGAGGAATCTTGTCCTGCGTATTTGGGTCTGGCATAACCCCTTATATAGCCACTGCCAACCTGTATAGTTCTTCTCTTTACGGCTTCATCATTGTTGCCCTCTATAGTTGTTATTGTATTACCGCTTACAGTTTCTACAAAACCTATATGATTGGCCCAATTATCATTTGGTTGAGTTGATTTTGACCATGCAAAGCAAATAATATCTCCAGGCTCTGGCTTTATGCTGCCATCTTCAATCCATATGCCTTTTGATTTAAATATATCTATATATCTTTGGACGCTACACTCTTTGCCAATCTTATCAAGCAAACCTGCAGATATTACTGCAGCTGATACTGTGGTTGCACACCACTCATCAGTATATTTTACTTTGTAATTTTGAGGTAGTGGCTTATGATTATTATAGATGTCTATTATGTCCTTATGTTGGCCATTTGCTTCTGACTTGCCTATCCATGCCCTCATATACCCAAGTATTTTATCTACTTCACTTGAAGGAGTGTTAGATGCAGATTGGTTGTTATTATCTTGCTTTTTAAAATTATTCAAACCATGTGACTTGATGATTTTAGGATAATCACGATATGCGATATTGGTATCAACCCCACCTTCACTGGTATTTCCTATGCCATCATATCTACCAGCATTTGTATACTGCCACATGCCTATACTTCCTTTGCCTACATATCCATGCTCACTGCTACCCCATCTAGCTATCCATAAATCATACCCCTTCAATCTTTCCATATCAAAAGACTTGTCAAACCAAGCTTTCATAGAGTATATTCCAGTATGATATCCTGCCCTCTCTAAGACTTCCATAAAGGCTACTGCAATGTCTGTCCTAATCTTGTTGCCTAAACTTGCTTGACACTTGTCTTCTAGATCTAGATATACTGGATAGTCAAATTGCATGCCTTCAAGGCACTTTAAAAACATCTGTGCTTCTTTTCTTGCCTGCTCTACATTTGTAGCATAGCAGTACCAGTAAGCTCCTACTCCCATGCCTGCACTCTTTGCCCCATTATAATGCTTTACCCAGTAAGGATCTTCACCGCTTGCCCCTGAACCAGCTTTTATAATGACAAAGTCTAATCCTGCTTTTTTTGCCCTATTAAAATCACAATTTCCGTTATATTTACTGATATCTACTCCTCTAGTTGTCATGAGTTACTCCTTTCAAATTAAAAGGTGGCCATATTGACCACCTTATTTACTAAGTTTTCTACCTGGTAAAATTACCAGGTAAAGTTTATTAAATTAAAGTTTATTCGCTTTTTTCTTTTAATTGTTCCAGGGTCTTTTTCAAGGCACTAGGATATCTAACTCCTAGCTTTCCGCCATTTTCCAGTATTGAAAGCCCTTCATTGGCTATGTAGAAGAAGCATGTAGCCATTCGTATAACTTGGTTATCTATCCCCATCAACCTGTCTAGTTGCACAGCTAAAGCTACCATAAAGAAAATCACCACTTTCTTAGCTATGCCCTTAAATCCCACTCTAGAATTTAGCTTTTTATTATATCCTGCTGCCAAAAGACCACTTGCATAGTCAACGATTATAAAAACAAGCAACACCTGAAAAGTCTTGTCCCAGCCACCGAATAGGTATCCACACACCCCTCCAGAACAAGCTCCAATTATTTTGATTAATTCTCCAGCATTTTCAAATTTCATTTTGTCTATTCTCCTTTTAATTTATAAAATATCCTAATTTGCCTAATACCACTTCTGGGGTATTATCACCTTCACATTTTACGAACATTTTAGCCCCACTATATACAAGTGATTTACAATATATCCCCCTAACTAAGCCCATTTTAGCTATATATAAGGTGTTATCTGCTACCTCACTCTTAGGCGTTACAGTGTCGCTGACCGTAACATTTTCACGACGTATTTCAATAACTTTTCTGATATCTTTCACACTTACTATAAAATCATCAGGAACAAACAATACAGGAAGCTGGAAAATATTCATGTCATTTTCCATTTTAGTAGTTAGCAGTCTAATTATGATGTTATGTGATACATCTCTCGGGATATACTGATTCCTAAATGAATCTTTCCAATTATAATGAGTATTTTCAATCGTCAGCATAGCGGGTAAAACACCTGTTAAATAGGCAATCAAATTATTAGCTAGGGCCGATAATCTTGATATCGCTGAATCCTCACAATATTTACTGATAGCAGTATGTATTTCAAAGCCATGTTCTTCCATTTTTACTCTAGTTGCACTATCTTTTACTACTCTTGGTAAATCAGTTGCCAGCCTCATTAATGTTTGGTCATCTGAATCTGTCTTAGCTTTTAAATTTTCCATTGAATTTAAAATAGAATCAACATTTGTTTTTAATTTTTCTAACTCAGTTTTAATCATTTAGTTACCCCCTAAGTTTTTATTAATTGATTTTAAAAAATCATCAACTCCCTCAAGTGAGGTCTTGATTTCATTGACATCTTCTGCACTAGCATAATTTTTAATTTTATTATCTACATACTCTTTACTAACTACATCTAAATCCTTCTCTATTAGTCCTAAAACTTTCATTGTCTACTCTCCTTATCCTACTATAACTACTTTGTATTCATTTGCCTTAGGTGGCTTAGCAAACTTCACCTTGATGTTATTAACGTCTGTAACTTCAACATCTGTAATCACCTGGGCGAAAGGTGCTTTATTCTCCCTCACCATAACTACCACATCCTGGGTATTTAAGTTGTGATTAACTGTAAATTCGGTCGCTGTGCCATTGCCTATCTCTTTTGCTACCTTACCAGTCTTGCCCGCTATACCTTTCTTTAAAACTGTAGTTAAGTTGTCGTTATTCTTTAGTAATTCCTCGATTTCCTTAAATGTGTCGTAATTAGATGACGCCCCATTAAGTATCTGGTTAATCCTCTGATTAGTAAAGGTGTTAGCTTGCTGTAGAGCCGTGTCTGCCTTAGCTTGTGCCTGTGCGTCTGTTATTTTAGTTGCAAGTGTATTATCTAGGCCTGCAATCTTACTAGTTGGCAAAGTCTTAGTACTAGCTATCAGGGCCTCTATGATAGTATCTATCTTTAGTTTATCGTCTAGTCCATCAATTTTGGATGTACTGATTTTGGAATTGCCACCATTGATTTTGGTAACTATGTCCCCTGCTGTAATAGCTCCGGCTATACCATTTATCCTATCTGCGTTGATATTTTCAGAGCCACCATTAATCACGGTTACTATATTGGCAGCCTTTAGCTTGTCTGCTAGATCCTTGATTTTATCCATATTAATTAGACTATCACCATCATTTATAGTGTCAACTATACTAACGGCAGTAGGTGAAGCGTCCTTTGCATCCATGGCTATCCACGCTGTGCCAGTATAGACATAGGCCCTCTTATTCTTGGTATTGTAGTATACCTGACCAGCTACAGCCTGGCTAGGTTCTACTGCTACTGAGTGAAGCACTGCTTCTAGTAGTTGATTTTGATTTGCTTTTAAATTTGTAAGTAAATTCATATTTTACCCCTTTCAAAATTTAATTAATTTAAAATAGCACTCCCAGAAAATTTATAACTAAAAGATATAGTTAATTCGTTTTCCGATAAGTGCTTAACATCTCCTATCACTTCGTTTCCCCCACTATCTACAATAGTGACAGATGGTATTTTTTTTAAGTTGTGCTTGATATTCCAGGTCTTGCTAGCCTGTATTTGAGTATATTTGTAATTTTTATCCAGGACGATATCACCTGTTAGGTCGTCAAATTTCTTGAGAATATCAAGCCTTTTGTCTATTTCAAATAACAGCTTTTCAACATCAATTTCCTTTAACTTTTTTTTTAAAGACTCAGCTTCTCCCACTATAATTGACTTATCTGCTTTAATTGTGAAAGTACCTGACTTAAGAAGTTTATCACCATCATATATTAGTAATTCTGATGGGTAGCTTCCTACTTCAAGTGGTGGAAAATAGATGTCGATATATCTATTTTTTAAGTCAACTTCAAGAGCTTCGTTTTCAAAAAGCTTGCCTTTAATTTCTATATAGTGTTTAAAGCTTAAGTTTTCTAAATTCATATCTTTAGCAATCAATCTAATTCCTCTTGCTGTTTCTCCTGCATGTACCCTAAATACTCTATCTATCATAGCAGACTTATATAGATTTATATGCCTAAAGCTTTGTAGCATTATTTCACCTTCTCTCTAATTAAGTTCTCTAGTTCTTCTATTCTTGATTCCAGAGTATTAACTCTTTTTTCAAGTTCTTCATTTTTCTTGAATACTTCCTGAATCCCTACGTGTAGCATTGATGTGTAGGCATATAAATTCACAGCTAATTTCTTATCGTTCCCTTTGGATATCAAGAAATTTGACACATTCTTGAATTTTAATATATTTTGGGCGATTAATGAAAAATTATTCACCTTGAAATATTTAAAATCATAAGTGGCCATTCTTGTTTCTTTAAGAAACTTTACTATGTCATCAACTGTTAGGTCTGGTATTTTTATATCCTTATTTTCTCGGTATATGAAGTCTGAGTCTAAAAATTTAATATTTTCTTTTACTGATACATCAGATAAAGTGTCCCCTCCATAATACCTGAGCCACGTTACATTTACAGTCGCATCGTAAAAATCAACATTCCCTTTAGTGTAGACGTAGTTGTTTAAGCCTTGATGCCCACCTGTTCCCTTGTAAGGGTCGTATTTCATCCATATTCCAAATCTTGAGTATGCCTCATGAATTCCGTTGTTACGCACACAATAATACGTATCGGCATTGGCTTTTAATCTAATTCCATTGTCATTTGTATCGATTGATTTACAATCATTTGACCCGGGGAAATAGTTTCTTTCTAATACTATTCTTTCATTTCTGCCCGGATATAGTAAATCAGTTGTGATTGCTCCGGTTTCTATTTTTTCTGAAGTTATAGCACCAGCTTCAATCATTTTTGTCTTTATCATTGGAATGATTGCCCTACCATCATCACCTAACTGTATGCACTCGTCAATTTTACTACCGATTACTAAATTTCCCGTGTTGGTAAACATCCAGTTAACCTGACCGTTTTCCATGCCTACCATTCCTGATACATCTCGCCATCTGTCGTGAAATTTAGCCCTTATATTTTCCCCAATGTAAACACCTGTTTTATTTTCATATGAACCATTACCCACAAATAACTCAGGTGTAAATACGTACTTTCCTGATATCTCGGTTGCCTTACCATTCCACGCTTTTAGTGCCGGTGGGAGGTCTTCCATACTTCCATCCTTTCCTTGCAGATCGAATTGCGATGGATACCACTCTACATCATCAGGTATAGGTTTCTCTGAGAGTATAATCCACCTAATGCGGGTAACTTTCCTACAGTCAAATTGTATTTTATGAGAATTAACCGCATGGGTTGTAAATTCTCCCGAATATATTTTAAACTCAGCTATATTCGAATCCTCAACCTTTGCCACTTGAGTATATCCATTTCCATAATAATACATCGACATATATAGAGAGGTTGCCATAAATTTTACAAAATACTTTGTATTTTTCTTTAACCCCATGTACTGATTAATTTCTACCGCTCCATCGGTGTCGGATATAAGAACGTTCATTACGTGTTGACCGTCAAAAGGTGTTATTCTAACAAGACTCTTTTCTTTTTGACTTTTGACTTGCCATTCATTTAATTTGTTAGGGTCGTTACTAGGTTCGTTTGTGGCAAAATCATTATGAAAATCTCCATTTGAAATTAAATTAAACTTAAAGGATTCTCCATCTTTACCCTTTAATTCTTGCTTTAATTCCTCTGATAAATCACCTTTTCCGATGCTGCCACTTCCAAATTTCAGTGTGCTGCCATCAAATTTTAGCAAATAATTATCTTCAGATTCACCTATCAGGAAAGTGCCATCATTTAAGTTCCACTTTACATTTCCACCTTTTAAAATACCTGTGATAATTTCATCCGCAACAAAGCCATCACCTGTGCCAAAGCTTCTCCAGTCCCAGGTCCCATCTGACTTCTTTTTGTTTGCTATCCTTATGGATCCACCCATTAATTGGATAGCCTTTGTTGGATTCTGATCTAGTGGTTTGTCGTAAGTGATTATTCCCTTGCCATCTTTTGATATATATACATATCCACCCGAATTGTTTATTTCAGTGTTTAGCTTGTCTATAACATTATTTAGAAATTCTGCATCTATACCATCTTGAATTTTCTTACTTGCACTGTCCCAAATAGCCTCTTTATTTCTAAAGTCATTGATTTTCTTATATGCTTCTATAAATAAATCATTGGTAGTTTCAACAAAATTTCCTAAAGTAATTTTGTCAGCACTTGAGTTATCTAAGTTTTTGACTAATTTAATGACCCTTGCCTTAAGTCTTAATCCGAGTTCTTCATCAATGACAGTTACAGTGTCACCTAGCCTTACCCCCTCATATTCAAAACCATGTTTTACAAGGTCTTCGACGGCTGCATTATAAGTAATTTTAGGTGTAGATGCCTTCTCAAGTTCTTCTTTTGTCTTTGCCAAAAGCTCTCTTTTGTCTGTGATATCGTCAAACTCAATTTTGCCAAAGACATGGACTTTTCCTTTGTCTGAATTTCGGCCATACTTTAGTCTTGCTACATTATTTTCAACATACTTCTTGCCATTGTTTATATCTGCAAAATCTATTCTTCTTCCATGACCACCAGTTTCTTCTATTTCCTCACCTTTGCCAAATCCATATAAGGCAGTAATGATATCTTCTTCGTTGACGACTTTTTCAATTTCATGTATATCTTTACCATATACAAATCTTTTACCATTATCATCACCACGTTTTTTGAAGATATTTACTTTTCTGCTCACAATTTTATTGCCCTCAACCTTGATGCTTGTAGAAAATTCACCATCCCAAACTTTTACAATTTTATTTTGAACGGCATCTTTAACACTACATCTGTAAAAGCTTGTTGTATTTAATCCCAGATTTTCAACAACACCTACTTCCCACCTACTTGTGGCAAGTGCTTCTGAAAGTGCATTTGTTGCTGTTGAATTTCTAGGTCTTTTATCTTCAATATAGTCACCTAGAGTCTCATAAAATGAATTTTCTGCGTATACTTCTAGAAAGATATCATCACTTGAGTTATGCTTATTTTTTATCGACTGGATGATATATTCATGCCACTCATTTAGCCTATCTTGATATAGTATGCGATATCCTTTTTCAATATTCTTGTAAAAAGTGCTAAAAGTTAGTGTTGAGTCTGCATTGAGACTTTCTTCATCTTCTGGATCAAAGATGTCTATATAATCTATTAAATTCTCATCTCTGTCTAATAATAAAATATTCATTATAGCCACCTTTCCTGGTAAGTTATCTCATAGTTTACACTTTGAGAAAAAGCCCACCTATTTTCACCTTTCTTTATTTTGATAAAGTCACTTTTATAGTCCAAAAGTCTCATAGATTTCTCTCCATTTACTTCTACAAAATTATTTATACAATCAACTTTGACTTTTGCTCCAGGACTAAAGTTATTTATGATTTTCACAAATTTAGTAGATTTCAAATCTTGGACCATAAAGGTATCTGCAGAGTTTGTAAGGTCAAGGTTAAAGACAGCACTAGTCTCAAATGTTGCGTCATAGTTAAAATAAACCACATTATCAGTGCCTTTGATTGTTTTAATATCAGAGTACCCAAATGGATCGTGGGCAACAAACTTTAATATAACTTCTGCACTTTTTCTTGATGTTGAATATTTTATATCACCATCTAAAATAGCCTTGTAATAAAGATTTTTTTCATTCCTAAATCTTAGTATTTCTGGCCTTTCTGTGTATAAAAGTGAAGATAGTCTTCTTCTAAAGTCAAATACTTCTTGCTTATTGCTTTTTATAATTCTGCAGTAAATTATTATTTCTCTTATCCCTAGATTGTTTTTCCTAAAAACAGCTCCAGCACGCCCTGGAATTTTTTGAGATGTATTTTCAATTTGAGGAAGAAGGCTCATCTCTACTTTTTCAACTTTAAGTAAATCTTTAAAATTAAACCCATTGAATATAAGATCATTCTCTGAAAATGTATAGCTCATTTATAATCCCCTCCCCCTTTTAGCTCTACTGCTTAGTCTGTATAGCTCTTCTGCCATATATTTGGCATCATCTCTGTCCTTTAAGCTCATATTTTCTATATTTAAAACAACCCTTTCACCTTGATATGAATCTAGAGACATTCCATTTGAATTTGAAAAATCTGTACCAACTCCAGAAAAAGATATTTCAGGAACAGTTAAAGCATTGGCCATTGCATCTTGTATTGCAGATTTTCCTTTAATTATTCCTTCTGAAATAGTCCCCCCAAAATTCAACCTATTAAGGTCTCTAAGAGGCCCTCTTTTAGCAGGAGAAAACGGTAAAAAGTCTCTAATACCCTGAACGACATCTTGAACTGTGTCTGTCACCCAGCTAATAGCTGATTTAATTCCATCTACAATTGAGCCAATTATATTTCTACCTGCCTCATAAAATCTACTTCCAAAATTAAAGATGGTCCTTACAGCACCATCTAAGCTATTACCTATTATATTTTTAATCCCATTCCAAATGCTTGATGTAATGTTTTTGATTCCATTCCAAACCCCTGTTACAATTGATTTTATGGTATTAAACACGGAAGTGAAAATTTGTTTGTACATATTAAACAAATTATTAAAGTATGTTTTAATGCCATTCCATATAATTTCCGTTACGGCTTTTATACCTTTCCAAACACCTGTTACTATCGTTTTTAGAACTTCAAATATTGTAGTAAATAGAGTCTTGTAGAACTCAAATAAGGCTGTGAAAAATGCCTTAATGCCATTCCATATAGCTTCAGTTACAACTTTGATTCCTTCCCACACACTTGTTACTATTACTTTTAAAGCTTCAAATACTGTGGTGAATATGGTCTTGTAAAATTCAAACAACCCTATAAAAAATGTTTTTATTCCTTCCCATACAGCCTCAGTTACAGCTTTGATTCCTTCCCAGATAGATTCAACTAGATCTTTTAAGGCATTCAGTGTGTCTGTGAAAAATTGCTTGATTTCTGCCCAGTGGTCATATATTAATTTACCTACGAAAAAGGCAGCACCAAGAGCAATTACAATTGGTAGTAAAGTGGATATTACCCCCATAAGGCTTGCCATTCCTCCAGATAAAAAAGACATGACCCCTCCAGCTTGTGTTATTTTAGTAGAAAGTCCTGCCATCTTTATCGCAAAACCTCCTACCCCTTGGGTGAGTTTGGAAAAAACTACAACAACAGGTCCCACAGCAGCAGCTAATAGGCCTATTTTTATTATGAATTCTTTTTGCCCTTGTGAAAGGCTTGAAAACCATTTTGTAAATCCTTTTAATTTTTCTATTACTTCTTTTATAATAGGGCCTAGGGCCTTTTGAAGTGCTTCACCCAATTCAGCTCCAGCAATTTTAAGGTTATTCATAGCCACCTTAAATTCATCTATAGGATCTTTAGTCTCATCAAAAGTTGAAGTTACAGCACCTTTTGCCCCATTTGCTGCACCTGCTAACTCCTCAAAATTTAACTTTCCATCTTTTATAGCTTTAGCCATCATTGGACCTGCTTTAGTCCCAAAGACTTCAGTAGCCAAGGCAATGGCTTCTTGTTCGTTTTTAGCCCCCTTAATCTTCCCTGTAAGTTCAGTAAGACCTTGTTCCATAGTCTTTCCTTCTTTGGCCCAATTCGCTTGTGCTTTTGTTAAGTAAGACATTGCCTTTGTAGAGTCTACACCGGACTGCTCAAATTGTCCCATAAGGGCAACTGACTGACTAAAGTTAAGCCCCATTCCCTGAAGAGCAGGAGCCCCTTTGACAACACTATCAAACAATTTATCTGTAGAGACTCCAGTATTTTGTGCGGTTTTTGTAACGCTATCTAATACTAGGTCTAAATCCTTACCAGTTAAATTGAATGCTTCTATTGCTTGTTTTGATTGGATGGTAGACTGAGTTACATCTTGGCCATTTATCTGAGAAAATTTAAGCATTAAGCTTGTCTTGTCTTCTAGTTCTTTTCCTAAAAAACCAAACTGTGTATTTACCTCTCCTAAGGCATTTCCTACTTCTGTAGAGCTTGCTGGGAAGTTTGAGTATACATTTTTAAAAGACTTTTGCAAATCTTGGGCTGCTTTACCTGTGGCTCCAGTTTTTTGAACTACTATATCTAAGCCTTCATCAACTTCTGTGAATGCTTTTATAGATGCTGCACCAATGCCTAAAATTGGAGCAGTAACACCTTTGGTTAAGGATTTTCCCACAGCTTCTGATTTTTGACCAACTTCTTTTAGTTTCTCTCCAGTTTCTTTCCAACCCCTATTTATTTCAGTTTGCTCTTTTTTTAAACTCTTTAACTGATTTTCAGTTTTTAGAATTTCTCTTTGTAGCTTTTCATATTCTTCTGCCCCTATGTCTCCATTTTTAAAGGCAGCCTCAGCTTCCTTTTGAGCCTGCTTTAAAACGTCAAGCTTGTTTTTTGTGTTTTCTATTTTTTCTGCCAAGACTCTTTGTTTTTGAGCCAAAAGGTCAGTATTTCCAGGGTTAAATTTTAGCGAATTGTTAATTTGCCTTAATTGGCTATCAAGATTTCTACTTTCTTTGTTGAGATCTTTCATAGCCTTGTCTAGCTTGGTTGAGTCACCGCCAAGCTCGACCGTTATTCCCTTTATTTTTCCTGCCATATTTACCCCCTTTCTGCAATAAAAAAGGACCCTTTCAGGTCCTTATTTTTGCTAAAATCTATCAAAATCACTTTGAGTTGCTTCTCTGTCTGTGTTGCTTTCATTTTGAGAATAGAACATATCATTGTATTCAGTCATATAATCTATGATCATACATATATTCATTTCACAAAAGGCTTCATAGGGCAAATGCCTTTTAAAAGCTCCAGCCATAAGCTTTTCTGTAGTGAGTTCGTGACTGTCGTCACTTTCTAAATTCTTTTTTTTTGAATATTAGAAGTCATTGAAGATAAGAAAAGCTCAATAATATCTTCCATCAAATCAAATACTGGAAGATTGTCAAAGCTACAACACCACTCTTCAACGTCATCCGTGATGTCAGGATTGCCTGTTTTGGCCATCATATGAAGTATTCTGTAGAATATTTCAATATCTATGCTTTGCATGGCCCTAAATTGAGCAGTTAAATCATCTTCAAGATTTTCTAGTTCATTTGAATTCACATTTTCAAAAATCTTCATGATATCCTGAAGAGCATCACGCTTGTATCTTGTCTTATATTTGATTAAAAAGCCACCATTTACTTTTAGCTTAACATCTCTTCCATCAATATTAATTATTTTTTCCATGGCATCCTCCTACACTTCGCTTTCATTTGTTGTGTATACCTTCTTATAAAAGTTCTCATAACTTTCTGAGCCCTTCATTACTTTTGCCTTTATTCTTCCTGATGGGTCTGGAATTGCAGAAAACTTTATCTTGTCAGTTCCGATTTTTGTCTTTTCTTCCTTTGTGTTAGACTCTAGCTTCGGTCTGGATGCAGATACCTTATATAGAACGTGCCTTACCTTGTTCTTGTCCCCATTAAATTCAAAGGCCATTGCAAAATTATTGGCCCTTGCATTTACATTTTCCACAATTGCCCCATTTTTATCTTTCGTATATCCAAGTACTTTTGTTTCAAAATCTTCATTCAAGGTAGCTATCTCAAGCTCTCCTTCATAGCCATTGTTTGTGAATTCATTATAATAAATCACATCATCAGCATAAAAAGGGTTGCTATCCCCTGAAGGGTCCAAAGATAGGCTTACTGCACCTGGCAACTTAAATACTTCTCCATATGTTAGCTTGTCTGCTTCTTCCTTTTGAATTGGAAATATATGGACATTGCTTAATCCAAATCTTACTTTATTTGCTTCTCCTGCCATTTTGTACCTCTTTTCTAAATAAAATATTTTATTAAATACATATCTTCTGATTCAATATATATATCTTCAGACTTTTCCCAAACTATTTCATTTTTGTTCAGGATACTTTCTATTTCCTGCTCATTTTCTCTTGATTTGATAGTAAAGTAATACTCTATTGTATATTTATATTCACTGTGATATACACTATCATCAGCCATATAATTATCAGCCCCTCTAGCATAATAAATCAAATACGGAGGGTGCGTTACACTGCCAAATCTCATATATGCAGCAGGAAGATTTATTTCTTCTAAAATCTTCTCTATAGGTTTCATTTTTCCAACCTTTCAGAAATTCTTTTTAAAAGTAGAGCATTTGCTTTTTCTTCATTCTTTAAAATATGAGGAAATGCCTTTGTCCTGGTTTTTCCATTTCTTGTCATATGACCATGTTCAAGAAGGTGGGTTAACTGGCCTTTTTCATTGTAAACAGTTTTAACTTTTCTATTGCTTTCAGTAACTGTTTTTTTAGATGTCCAAGATTTAGCATACTTACCAGTTTTTTTAGGGCTATCTCTTTTGAGATTTGCGACTAGATCATCTGAAACATTTTCAATTTCTTCATCAAGAATCTCATGTACTTCTTTGCTATAGTCATCTAATATTGCTTCTAGCTGTGCTTCAATCGATTTTGCCAAGTTTACCACCTACTGTCAATTCTATATAGTCATCCTTTTTATATGTTCGCAAAACCGAATATAATTGGCCATTATATTTTATTTCACTCTCCCCACTATATTCAAATTCATTCATTGTTATGGTATAAGTGGGTCTTAATCCTGTTATTGCTGCGTTATAAATTTCTCCTCTAGAAACTGAATCCACTTTACAAAAAACTTCTGCAGATTTATGCTTTTTAATCTGGTTTAATTCTTTGTCAGAAGTAATCTCAACTTGCAAAAGTTCTATAACGTCATCTAATCTTTTCATTTTTTTACACCTGCTTTTATGTAAAAATTGTTCAATCTCCACTTTAAATGGCGAGGAATATCCTCGCCACCTTTATACCTAAATTCTGCATAATCGATTAAAAATGCTGTGTGGCTTTCATTATCCAAATCAAGCTCAATACCTTGCATCTCTTTTAGTTCGACTTTTACTGATTCGATTGTATTTTCCAAAATTATATCTCTTTTACTTGTCGAAATTCCTAATTTCAGTTTTAGAAGCTCTAAAACTTCATCCATATGCATTATTCTCCCTTGTCTTCACTCTTTCTTTTGCTAGACTTTTTTCTCTTTTCTGGTTTTTCATCTTCTTCTTGTTCTACATTATCAGAGCTGTTTTCTGAGTCTGAATTACCAGAATTTTCTAGGGCTGTAACATCTAGTTCTTTATTTTCTTTATCTCCATTCTTTAAACCTTCCTCAGAGATTTCGGCAACTGGAACTACCCAGTCACCGCCTTTTTCTAGTATTTCAAAATATCTTTCCTTGCTTACCTCGAATCTATCTCCAACTTTTCTATAGACTCCTTCTACCTTGTCCTTAAAATCGTATATAGCACATACTGTAATCATATTACTCCTCCTTATACTTCACTGCCTTTTGCAAAATCTAAAGTCTTAGTAACGGCCTTATTTTCTATGTTTACTCCAATAAAGGCTTCGGCTATGATTGGCCTGCCATCATATCTAGCTGTACCCTTAAATAAGGTATTGTCTTCTATGAAATTCGCATGTTCAGATGCAGCAAATGTCGCCCCTGCTCTTTCCCCAAGCAAGTATAGTTCACCATATCCACCAATCATATCTCCTTCTGGCACGAATGGTAATGTTATTATTGCACCACCAATGACCGGCATTTCATTATTAATCTTGGCTACAATAGCTCCAGATGCATCAAAAGTCAAAGCCTTTGCCATAAGCTTATTTTTAGTTGTGTCATTCATGACCCAGAACTTTTCTTTAGTTGCATAGTTTGACTTTAACCCTGATATGCCTAAAAGAAACTTAGTAAAGAAATCTGCCCCATTAGCATTTTCCAGTTTAACTAAGTTGCTTGTAGATAAATTCTCCCACTTTCTGTCCTTGCTAGAGTAACCTTCTGGCTGGGTAGCCTGGGCAAGCCTTGTTACAATTCCAAGTGGCATTTTCTTACCTGTTCCGTATAATATAGCCTTATCTATTGCTAGCCCTATTGCCTGGCCTAACATATATAGTATTTCATTATACAAATCTACAGGATCTGCATCTTCTAGTGTAGCATTGCAAATTGGAATAAATCCACCCACCTTGTAACCGTCAATTTCTACTTCATTAAAGCCAAATGAAAGTTCGCTTAATTTGCTGCACGCTTCCATCCATATAGCTTCTGGAATGCTACCAGCAATTGTCTGTCTGGCCTTACCTGAAACTTTTCTTAGTCTTACTTTACTGATTAGCTTTGAATATTCATGAAGAGAATCTCTTAAAAGCTCTAGGGTAACTGTAGGAATTAGCAGGTCTGCTTCTTTCACTCCCCTAGTTTCCCTAATTTTATTTTTTGTTCTTTCAAGAAAGTCCTTTACATCATCTCTTTCCACATGTAATTTTAAAGTTTCCCTAGTATTTCCACCGAAATATTTTCTTCTTGTCATTGATACGATCTCCTTTTCTTCTTTTGCTTTTTTTCTTTCCTGAATTGGTTCTGCTGGTTCTGGCTCATCAATTGGGACCCCAGGCTCATTATCTTCTAGCTCATCAATCTCTTTTTCAATGTCGCCTATTTCTTCTTCAAGGCCTTTGACATCCTCATCATACTCCTTCTTTTCTGCTTCAAACTTGTCAATCATCTCATCAACAACCTTCTGCTCTTCTTCGGTCTTGACTTCTTCAATAGCAGCTTTTAACTCTTTTTCTCTTTTTGCAAAGTCTTCCCCCTTCTTCCTAAGTTCATCTAACTTATCTTTTAGTAGGGTTTTCTTTCTTGTAAGCATTATTTTTCTTAGCATATCTTTTTCATCCTTTCTTTACTATCAAGCTTCCACTTTTCTATGCTTCTGCTTTTTATTTCCTGGCATTGTTTTTCTCTGGCCTGAACGCTTGTGTCTTCATACGCAGGGAAAGTGCAAATACTAACTTCATGTAGTGTAGCTTCTTCAATGGCCCATTTTATACTTCCATCATCTCTAATTTCTGTGGATTCTTTCACTATATCAAAGCCAAAACTACACTGGTCTATATCGCCTCTTTTTACCCTGGAATATAAATTCATAGCATCGCTATCTTCTTCATTGATTTTTATTCGTCCCCACAATCCATAATTGTCAGCTCTTAAATTTAAAGTAGCTGCCTTTGTTCTTCCAAGGACATATTTACTATCGTGATTAATTAGGGCTCTAATATCAGAATTTATAGAGTTGTCAAAAGCACTTGCCTTTATTTCCTCAAAGCAGCCCTCCCACAACTCAGTTTCTTTTCCAAAAACAGCAAAGTAGCCCTCAATGAATTTGCCCTCATTTTCATCACTTCTGATTTCCAACTTGGTCTTCACATTTCTGTTTTGTATGTTTCCTTTAAGCATCTTCTTCACCCCCTTTTAGTTTTTCTTGCTGATCAATCATGTTAAGTGGGATGTAGTTTTCTAAAATCACAAGCTCTGAAAGCCCTTCTTTTGGTGATAGACCTACCCAATCCCTAACTTCATTGCCAGTCATTATTCCCCTTACATACATAGTTGAGCCAATTTCTGCAAGTTCTTTTAGTGAGTAAGTATAAAGCGACCTGGAGTTAAACTTAAAATATAAGTTTGGTGAATATAGTAATTTTTTAGTAAACTCTTGTTCAATATTTTTCGCTATACTCATTATCCTGCTACGAATAAAATTATTGTATTCTTCTGCATTAAAAGCTCCAACTCCAAGTAAAAAAGCAGGTATATTCAAAATACCTGCCACAGTTTTCTTATCAAGTTCAATTGTATCTTTTATGGCTATATCATTTAAAGTTAATGGCTTTACCTGCTGAACCTCTAATAGTTCTGCAGGAATTATCCAGGGTTGCCCCTGCTTTGAGCTTTCTAAATACTTATGATAAACTCCATCTCTACCTTCTTCACTTGCAAGCTCGGCAACAGTTGAATCTACTTTTACAATAAGAGATGGAATCACTCTATTGCTCATAAATTCATTTGTAGTTTTGTTTGCCTGCTTTATATTTTTTGCAACATCCCTTAAAACAACCCTATATGACTCTCCTTCAAATGGAACTCTTTGCCTTGGATTAATCATAAAGTGAAGTATTTCATCAGAATTGTAATAATTATTACCAACCCTTACTCCATATCCAGTATTGTTTTTTTGTAAAAAACCATTCGTGATTGGAATCAAGTCTTCAAGTATTCCATCTCGGTCTATTTTGGGATATACAAAAACATTTCCTTCTAACATCAGTGATTTTACCAGCCAATGCTTGAAATTAAATCCGGTCATTAGGGAGTAAGGTTCTATATCAATTTTTTTAGACAATTGATTTTTAACCCTCACATCACCATCTTCTTTATTTTCCATAAGATGAATTGTCATTGATGCTATTAGATCAGCAATCCTTTCTATTCCCGACCTAACTTCAGGACAATCGCTTAACCTGGTGTAGCCTTGAACATATAAATCACTGTCTGTGCTTATAAATTGAATCATTGGGCTTTTAGGTTCTGCCCTGGTTTTTTTGTTTTTAAATTTTTCAAACATGATACCTCCTAGTTTTCACTATTTTTATTTTTTAGCCATTTACTTGCTGTGTTTGACTTTTCCATATTCTTAAGCATTCTACATGATGCGAAAACAGATGCATCAAATAAGTCTATTCTCATTTTAGGCTCTATCTTTTCATATTGGATCATATCATCTGTTTTTTCTATCCCATGAACATTCTCAACGCAATACTCAAAGGCCCTAGAATGCATATAATATAAATTTCCACCTATAGCTTTTTGCTCAATTCTTCTAAATCCTCTTGTTTTGTTTATAAACAACTGTGGCTCGTCTTTTATATTAAATCTCTGCTGTTTCATATATAAATAAAACTCTTCTGAAAACTTTCTATCAAAACCTATCTGCTTAATATTAAAGCCTAGATCTCTCATCTTGCAAAACCATTTAACTATATCTGTGTGTTCTGTGATATCCCCATTTGTCATTGTGAGGTCGCCATCGTCTAACCATTCATAAAGTGGGATGGAATCTTCTTCTGCTTTCAAATGTGCTCTTGTTGATGGGAAAAAAGCATGTGTAATTATGATATCCACATCACCATGTCTGGCATATAAAGCAGTTGCAGTTAAGTCATGCATTTTTGATAAGTCTGCCCCTCCAAACCATTCCAACTTTAACCTTAACAAATCATTTATGGTCCAATTATATTTTTCATCTGATGCCTTGAAAGTATCCAGATTGAAATATGATTTCAATGATGAAGTATAAACATTAAGTGATTTTGCAAGAAAGTCTTTTCTCTGTTGAGGATCATTAAGGG